TGGTTAAGTCCGGTTGAGTACAGGATTAATGCCTTAGTTGCATAACAAAAGCGTAGCAGCTAAAAGCCACTACGCTTTCAAATCTAACTTTTGGGGGTCACCACATTCTCAAAGTGCTGATTTGATGTATTAAGTTTTATCTTGGCAAGTTATAGGCAAGTTAAAAAGTCCGAAAACAAGCCGTTTTTACGAATTGTAACCCTTTACGGGCAAGTTAAAATAACAAAACCGCTCTTTTTAGTGTTTAATTACCCTGTTTTCAAACTTCTTGTACGCATCAAAGTACATTTCGTCTTTGTCACCGTTGTATGTACACTCATAATACATACCGTCACAGAGCGTTGTTGACAGAAGTGCTTTGCTGTTTTGCAGTGTTTTACAAGACCAAACAACGTATACGCAAAAGTCGACTTCGCCGTCTGATTTATCAAGATGTTCTGTTGTATAGTCTTTTACTGTCCTTTTTGCAAGTTTCAAAAATTCTTCATTAGTCATTTCACATTTCCTTTCGCATAAAAAAAGCACTCAATCCGATTGATTAAGTGCTAATCTCTGTATTAAATTCACGCATAACAAAACCGCTCTTGTTACGGAGCGGTTAGATATTCACGCTGTTTCTTTCCTTGTTTTGTTCTGCGTGGGGCTGTTATTTGGCAAGTCAGACATCTTTTCCATTCTTTCCAGCATTTCTTCTATGCCTTTTCTTCCTTTGTTTCTATCATCAATATTCATAACAGTTTTATTTTGATTTTGCATATTCAATTCCTCCTTCATGACAACGCTTTAAAAATTTTTTCACAAAATCTTTGTCATCTATATCACCGTCAGGATAAGATTTATAAATTTCGGTCAAAATCTTTTTAGTATCATTAAAATTATAATTGTCAAGTTTATTTAAAATATACACTTCGCCTTGATTTGTGACAACAGACATTGTTTTTACCGCTCTTTCGCAAATGAAAGTATCAATATCACCAACAGAAAATGTATTTGTACTTGGGTGATTATGTAAATATACAAGTGACTGTCTTTCCGCATGGGCTATAACCGAAACAGCAAACGGATTTTTACCGGGTGATACTACAAACTCATCTCCTAAAATTCTGACTTCATTGTTAAAGTCTAAATTTTCTATAAAAAGTACTTCATTACTATTGTTTTGGCTTTTTGCAACACTTAACAATTCTTTATGCTTTTTCTTCATAAAAGATGCTTGTGCAGCAGAAAAATCCTTTGGTTTAACTAAATCAACTTTGTTTATAGCTGTATCAGTAATATAAATCTTATGATCACGCTTTTTTGCTTGTTCCAAATCCAACACACCCTCTGATTTCATTATAACAGCTTTTTGAGATTTTGCAACAGCTTTAGGCGAAATATCTTCTGCGTTTTTAACCTTTTCCGCCAACTTATCCGCCCTGTCGTGCCACTCGTCTGCTCTTGCTTTAGCAAACTTCTTGTTATCCTCGTCAAGGCTGTATTTTGCCCTGCGGTCAAAGCGTTCGGCTTGCTTTTCCGCATGCTGTTGCTGTACCTCAAGTCCTCTTTGGCGGTCAAGCTCTGCAAGCTCGTCATCGGAGAGAGGTCCGCTCAAATCGTCAAGTTCAGGGTAGTGGGTGCTTGTGCTGTCCTTACAGCGTGGGTGGAAAAGTCCCTCCGCTATGGCGGTTGAAAGCAGCGGATAATCACCGTCCGATTTTTTGCCGTTTGAATACACATCATCAATAAACACCTTGCCGATATATTTTGCACAATCAGGGCAGCCGCCCTGCCTTGAGTTTACCACAACAAGGGAAAGCCCGTACTTCGCTCTTTCTTCGCCCTCACCTCTTAGATAGGCTCTCTTGTTCGCCGTCTTGATTGCCATATCCGCATAGTCTGAAAGCGTGTGCCTTGCACCGTTCTTGTACTCCACACAATTCAGTCCTGCGTTTAGCATATCCTTACAAGCCATATCAACTGCTTTTTCGTAAGTGCCTGCACCGGTATTTGCGTACACCTGAGCGTTGAAAATTGCCTTGCGGTACTTGTCATTGCTCATACGCAAAACCGCCGTTTCTGCCCTCTTTAAATCGTCTGTGGTCGATTTTACAAGAGCATTGAGCTTACAGTTATTGACCTTAAAAAACTCGCCTGTGCTCGCTCCTGTGGGCATATGCGGTGTAAAGCCGTTCTTAATAGCCTCGAGGATTTTCACTTCCTGTTCTGCGTTGCCGTCGGCTCTTGCGGTGTGTATCATTTCTTCAACCTTGCTGTTAATGCTCTTGAACTGCTTGCCGAATTTTTGGGCGTTCGTTTTGCGGTACTCCTCAAGCGCCTTTAGTTGTTCTGCCTGCCATTGGGTCCAATTATAGCCCTCTTTTTCTTCTTCCACCCTGTGACGGCTGAAATTGCGCATCATACTGTCAATAAGTTCATTTTCGATTTCTTCAAAGGCTTTTCCGATATCATAATCACTCATCTGTCAGTCCTGCCAAATCGTCGAATGACGAGGTTTCTTTCTCGCTTGCGATGCCCTGTTCTTCTTTTATCCTCTGTACCTCTTCGGCTTTCCAATCGTCCGACTTACTGTCGCCGTACAATTCCTCGACCGAGGTTTCAACAGACATCAAACCGCCCTGTCTTGCTTTTGATACAGTTTCAACCTGACTTTCAAATGACGGATTGGCGTACTCACCAAAGTTTACGGATACCTCTATTCCGTCAACAATTCCCTTGCCGTTAAGCTCACTGTCGGCATTCAGCACAGCATTTACAAGGCTCTGCATAGCGTTCTCGGTGAGCTCAACAAGGTTCTGTCTTGTATATAGAGTTGTTTTCTCTTTTTCTCTCTGTGCCTCGGCATTATCAAGTTTTTTGGTATCAATACCGAGCGTTGACGGAGATATAACACCTTGTAAACAAAGGTCAAGTGCGGTGATGTATGAACTTAAATAGCTTTCGTGCTGAATCTGCGGACTTTCGGTGTAAATCCTATTGCCGTTGCCGTTTTCCGACATATCGTTTCCTACTGCAATAAATCGGTTGTCAAACGGATTTGGCGATATCGGCTGACAGGTTTCGGGATTTCGAGGGATAAGACATTCAGGCACATACTGCTTTGTTCGGCAGGCTCTTAAAGCGTCCATCCACTGCGACCACACCTCGTCAAGGCTGTCGAAAGCGTCTGTTTTTATGCCAATAATGCCCGCACCTCTGCCCTTGTGGCACGATTTGCCGTAAATAACCGGTACTGCCCACATATACGATGTATCAAAGGTTACACCGTTGCTGTCTATCCAATCAAGTGCCTTAACTGTGTGTAAATCGACCTCTCTGCCGTTATCATCATACAAAACATAACGAATATAGCCGTAACCGTATGTTTCCTCAAAACGGAAATGTCGGTGATTTTGCGTGTAATCGGTATAAAACTTAACTTCTCTGATTCTGCCGCGCACATAAGTAAAGTCGATGTTTTCGGCAGGATACCATTCAACAATCGGAACATCTGATACAGCCGTGTCAAAGCTGACCTTAAAAGCACCGTCACCGACAACACATAGGTCAAGGAGCATTTGCTTTATTACACCTGCGAGTTTGTTTTCTTTCTCTATCTCCGCCCACCGTTCGGCATAAGCTGTCGTATTTTTGCTTGTAACCTCTGTACCGTTGTAGTCTGCAATCACAATATTAGCGAGTGTATCGCAAATGAGAGCGGGCAAGCCTGTGTGGATTTTTCGTATTTTCAGCCCTTTGGTACACTCGGCAGACCAAAAGCGTGTTTTGTCGCTGTCAAGCTGTGTGTAAAGCTGTGAAAGCTGTCTGCTGTTGCCCCAATACCAAATGCGGTTGGTAAAGCATTCAGTTTGATGATTGCTCGTTTCGTCAACGGTTATCGTTCTGTCGGGCGCTTTAGTGATATGTAAAAAATTTCTTAATCCTGTTCTTATTGTATCAGCCATTCTGTTTATCAGCCCCATTTATTTCACTTCCAATAATATTTTTCCAATAATATTTTTAAACGGCAGCCACGCATACTGTCCACTGTTTATACAATGGTCGTGGCCGTCCTCGGGTGTGTTGTCTTTATCCTCTCGCCAGCTGTAAATCTCAAACTCGGCAATCGTGTTTTTACAATGTTCAAGAACAAAATAACAGTCAGTGGCAAGCCAGCCAAGCACAAGGTTAATTCTGTCAATAATCTTGGTTTTCTTCCAGGCATTTGCGAAGTCATAAATGCAGCCGTGCTGTCGCTTGTACTTTTGATATTCTGTAATCGTTGCTTGGTCCGCATTATCAATAAAAGCAGTTCTCGCAAAGCCCCACTCCTCTCGGTTGCGGTCAAGAAAATCAATGAAATTTCGTACCGTATCACTCGGAGCAATCGGAGTTTGAAGTTCGGCATTGTTATACACCCTCTCGTCAAGCTGAATACACTTGCCCTTGTTTGTAATACCGAAAAAGGTCATTGCGATTGTGTCGGGTGACTTCTGCGAATATGCGGTGTCAAGTCCTGCCGTAAACTGAATAAAATGCTCGCTTTTGCGGTCGGAGTTTAAAAACCGCTTTGCCCATTCTTTTGTTTTTATGTGCCTTGCCCTCTCAAAGTTTGAGAATACAAGCCCTGTTGCCCTGCCTCGCAATCCTAAGATTTTGTTTTTATAAAGCTTTGTTCCTTTTGGAGCAGAGGCTTTTTTCTTTTCAACCTGTTCGGGTGTAAGGCTTAAATTATCGGTAAAAGAAAAGAACCAATACCGCCAATCCGGCACAGGTTCTTCGTTAAGCTCCGTCATAATCTCGGGCGGAACATCTTTTGCATATTTCTTAAACGGTCTTGAACGGTTCACAAATTCCTTGTAAACAGGCAAAGACGGGTCATCGGGGTTAAGCGTTGCAAGCAAATAGTCATTTCGGGTTGACATCTCTCGGATAAACTCAATATCTGCGGTGTTTATCTCATCAATATACACACAGCCAAACTGTGCACCGAGTACCATTTCCCATTTATCTCGACTGCTGTAGCCGAGAATATAGATAATTTTGCCCTCAAACTTGATATGCGGCAGTTTGTAATCCTTGTCGCCGTTACCGCAGTAAACAGCGTTTCGGTGCAGGTCAAGAATACCATTGTCCTGCTGAATGATAGTTTCCTCCGCCTTGCCGGTTGTCTTGGCGGCAATGGCATGTATCTTTTTGGAACTTTGCGACACCATTCGCATAAACTTTACACCGGCACCGACCGTTGTCTTGCCCGATGCGGTAGTGCCCTCAAGAAATTCAGCCGACACATTTGTTGTGTTTATGAAGTCAATATACTTTTGCGACAAAGGAAAGCTACTCACTCAAGCCCTCACCGCCTAACTGTCTGAACACATCAGAGAGCTTTTCGGATTGCTCAACCTTTGCGTCAACCTTGACAATGTATTCACCAGTCATTTTGTTGAGTGTATCAATCGCACGAATACGGTCTGACGGGTCCTGCTCGGCACTCTTTGCAATGTCAGAGAGAGCAACCTGTCTGTCCTTAGCACTCATAATGCGTTCATCTTTGAGCTTGTCGGATAACTCTTTGATGTATTTTGAAACTCCAACATTCTCCAACAATTCATACGCTCTTGCGTTTGCGTAATTTTCTGAATATCCTGCCTGTATCGCACTCTGAACTGTGTTACCGCTCTGCGCATAATATTCCGCAAACTTCCTCTGTCTTGCATTTAATTTGTCTTTCACGGTATCACCGCCCTTTCGATTTTTCGATACAGCAAAACCGCCCTCAAGTGAGAGCGGTCTGCCGTTGTTTTGAAAAAGAACTACAAAATGTCTCTTATTATCGATTTCTTCATTTTATATTATACTGCACCTAAACCGAAAAACCGAACAACTTTTACCAACGGTGGCGGTTGCACATAATTCTTATGTTGTCGGGGGTATTGATTCCGCCTGTATCAACTGCTATCTTCGCCCAGCTGTATCGCAGGCTAAGGTGCATAAATAAGCAGTTCTCCACAAAATCGTCACGAGATAGGCTGTTGAGTGCTGCGTTTCGGCGAATTTCAAGGTTTTGTATCTCCCTTTGAATATCTGCAATCTGCACCACCGCATTGCCGACCTTGTCAGATGTTTGACTTGCACTCGGTAAATCCGACAGCTTAGGCGATGTATTGTCAGCCTCGGCGGCTATGCGTGCAATTTTAGCTTTTAACCTCGTAATTTCTCGGTTTATGTCTTTGATTTCTTTTGCGGTCATTCTTCCACCTCACTTTCAGTACCATTTTTCCCACTTTTATGTCCCAAAATTGGAGGTATTGGTGATAATTTAATTATCTCGTTAGTTTTAACATCCGTTTCATTCCATTTAAAAACCAAAATTCCATATGGTTTCAAAATTCTGAAACATTCCCTAAACCCTTGAGATAAATCATCTTTATATGTATGTGGGTTAAGTTTACCGTACTTTTTTGCCAACCAAGATTTATCCCCTACTTTGATTAGATGCGGTGGGTCAAATACTACTAAATTAAACGTATCATCTTTAAAAGGGATATTCCTGAAATCGGCCACAACATCAGGTTTGACAGTAAATTTACGGTTATCCATGAAGACTACATCTGGGTTATGTTTATCAAAGTAAAACATACGGCCTCCACAACAAACATCTATGCAATGATGTACTTTCATTTATTTTAATTCTCCTTTAAAATTCCATCTTTTGTAAAAGTACGTCCGCACTCTCCGCATTTTACACATACAATTCCGTAACTGTCTGGGTTTTTGCATTCGTCA